GAGCGGTAAGGCCGTGAATGCAGGATTCGGAAAGAACGGAGCAGCCACTTACGACATCCTGTTGTATAAAGGTGGCCCGAACTGTCATCACTTCTGGATGCGTAAGACGTACCTCTCAAGAGCGAAGGGAGTGACACCCGACCCCAAGAACAAACGCTCCGAGGTGAGCGTCAACGACCTCCGCAAGTTGGGAGTGAAGTTACCAGTCAATGATTCGTTAGTCGCCAAACCGCCTATCTCGCAGGACTATCGGGGCTACACTCCCGAATACGCAAAAAAGATAGGTATCCCCAAATAAGGTTATATAACTATGTATCCCCTATTCATTTCCCCCGATGACCTCGTAAAGCGCACCGCCATCAACGGCAATGTTGACCGTGACCAGATGGTGCAGTTCATCAAGATAGCCCAAGACATTCACGTTCAAGCACTTCTTGGTACTGCCTTGTACAACGCCTTAAAGAACGATGTCTTAAACGATACGTTGACAGGAAACTACGAAACGCTGATGACTGACTACGTTCAAGACGTACTGGTGCATTACGCAATGGTTGAGATACTTCCGTTCCTTGCCTACAAGGTGAGCAACGGTGGTGTGTTCAGAAAGCAAAGCGAGAACTCGGAAGGCATCGATAAAAGTGAATTGGAATACTTGATTCAGAAGGAGCGAGATACGGCTGAACATTACGGAAGACGCTTGGTATCGTACTTGACTTTCTACGGATCCCTCACGCCCGAATACTATGAAAACCAAAACGGACAAATGTACCCTACCGATGGTCAATCGTTCCACGGCTGGTACCTATAAAGTGAAGCCAGAGAACGAAGTGAAGTTGATAAATTTCTTAAAAGAGCAAAATGGCAAATAGCATCGGGTGGGGTAATATCTACTGCTCCTCTAATTGGGGAGACGAGGATTACAATACGAGGGCAATAGGTGACGTACCTACTTGCTTTGGTAACGCATATATTTATGCGGATGCGTATGTTGCTCGTGTTGCCGCCGATAGCGGAACCACCGAAGGGTACGAGTGTTTGGTAAATGCAATTGACGCCTTAAATTTTAACTGATGAGTTCATTTTACGACGATGCAAGTTTGGTGGTTATACCAAGCGGCTATAAGACAAGCAAGGTATATGCTGAAAAACCGACAGACGGCAGCGGTGATTTAGCGTTCACCCGCACAGGGGATACGGCAACCCGTGTAAATTCTGCGGGGCTGATTGAGAAGGTGCGGACTAATATAAATACATATAGCGAGCAGTTAGATAATGCAGCTTGGACTAAACAATCCACAACGGTAACCGCAAACGCTACCACAGCACCTAACAACACATTAACTGCTGATAAGTTAATTGCAACAGCCACCACGGCGTTTCACGGTATATTTAATGTCAACGCAACTTTAAGTAGTCTTCACACATTTAGTTTTTATGCTAAAAAAGCAGAGTATAATTTTGTTACTGCTCTTGACCAATTTAGCGGAACATTTCTTGCCTCTTTTAATTTAGATACTGGAGTAGTATCAAGTGGAAGCGGAGCGAGTATTCAATCAGTAGGCAATGGTTGGTATCGTTGTGCGATTGCGTTTGATGGTGCAGCAAGTGCTGTTGTTGCTACTTTAGCCCCAAGCCCTTCAAGTGCTTCAGTTAACTATTTAGGCGATGGAACAAGCGGTATATTCGTTTGGGGAGTACAGCTTGAAACTGGCGACATCGCCACCGAGCCAATTTTGACTACTACGGCAGCGGTATCGGTAGGGCCCGTTGCTAACGTACCCCGTTTGGATTATCTCGGCTCAACCTGTGGAAAATTGTTGCTTGAGCCGCAGCGGACTAATTTGATGACGTTCTCGGAGCAAATAGATAATGCGGCTTGGCTTAAAACAAATGCGACCATTAGTGCGAATGCTGCAACCTCGCCAGACGGCTACCAAAATGCTGATAAGTTAATTGATAACGCAACGCTGGCGGGGCATTTTATACAGCAAACAATTAGCATTACTGGAGTTCATACTTTTAGTGTATTTGCAAAAGCCTCTGAATCTTCAGTAATTACGTTGCAAATCCAGCAAGTATCGGTTACATCAAACTTTGCTTTAATTTATTACGACCTTATTTCGGGTCAAGTTGAATCGGGGGAATTTAGCACTTCGCTTTCTGCTGGAACAATACAAGAAATGAGCAATGGCTGGTATAGGTGTACAATAACTTATACGCCAATAACTGCGGGAAACCACAACGTAAGGGTTTTCGTTGCCAAAAACATAGGCGGAAACAAAGTTGACTACGCTGGTAATGGAACCGATGGGGTATTTTTATACGGCACCCAACTTGAAGCAGGAGCCTACGCCACCTCGTACATCCCCACACTTGGAGCATCCGCAACACGTGGGGCAGACGCTTGCAGTAAGACGGGGATAAGCTCACTAATTGGGCAGACGGAGGGGACTTTGTTTGTGGATTTTACAATAAACGCATTAGCCAACTTTGGTACTCCAATAAGTGTAAACGATGGAAGCACTAGTAACTACATTTGGCTTACTATTTTCTCAAACGGAAATCTTCGTGCTGAACTAAATAATGGAACTGTACAAGCGGCTATTACTTATGGCGGTGCAGTCGTTGGCGGCCGCTACAAAATGGCGTTTGGTTACAAAACAAACGACTTTGCGCTGTATGTAAATGGCACGCAAGTCGGAACGGACAATAGTGGTACTACTTTTAGCGGTACAACTTTGAGCCGAGTGGATACAGACATCACAAATGCGTCCGTATATTCTACCGCTTCCGAGTCAATAAACCAAGCCCTCCTATTCAAGACCCGCCTAACAAACGCCGAAATGGCTTCGTTGACCAGCTTGTAATATGGCCGTAGTTTATATACATATGAAGCCCAATACTCGGGATATCTTCTACGTTGGGATAGGTAACGACATTAAGCGTGCCTATCGAAACGAGGGGAGAAACGACCATTGGACTAAAGTGTATAACAAGTACGGCAAGGTGGTTGACATCATTGCGCAAGACATAAGCCTTGATGCGGCAAAGGAGATGGAAAAACATCTTATTGCCTCACTAAATGATTCGCTCTGTAATAAAACTCTTGGCGGTGAAGGATTTTTTGGCGGTACGCATTCAGAAGAAACAAAACAAAAGCTTCGAAAGGCTAATACTGGTAAAAAACTTTCTGATGAAACAAAGCAAAAGATTAGCGAGAAGTCCAAAGGGCACCCTAACTATTTAAAGTTTCATACCGAAGAAGCAAAGATGAAAATCTCTGCTGCATTTAAAGGAAAGAAGCGAAGCGAATACTTTTGCCAACGAGCTAAAGAAGCAAAGCAAGGATATCGCCCGCACCCATCTTCTTGGGAGAATGCTGCTAAACTTAAAAAAGAGAATGCTTCTCTAATCAAGGAGCTTACTACTGGATTTGTTGGCAAGATTTGGGAGATTCAAGAACGATTCGACATTCAAAAACAAGCAGTATACTCAAACTATAAACACGACAAGCCTATCACCAAGTTCAAATGGGCTGGTCTTAATTTTGTAAAACTATGATATTCCGTAAATACGCATTTGCTGACTGGGCAACATCCAAAGCAGCAATCCAAGTAGAAGTAACAACACCCGAAGGAACGGAACTCGTCTGGAACCAAGACCTCGTTTCTTGCGTAGTGGAAATTGGCCACCTATGTACGCAATGGGGAACCGATGCCGAGGGTATGCAAGTATGCGAAGCAACCGACCCACTCTACGCCGTTGACATCGTATGGCAGGATACGGCTCTTGCTGCGTACGAATCAGCGTTGGTATGGCCTAACCCCTGCGGTGTAAACTCTTTTGGGTACACGTTAGATACCGAGTACGCCCAAGCGTTTTGCGTAGCGAATCCCGAAGCAGCATACTGTCAACCTCCAGCACCATTCGAGATATGAAAGCAGATAGCTCAAGTGCAGTAGCAACGTCTTGGAGTTTAGCCGTTGGAGGATTAACGATTGCCGAGGTGCATCAGATAGCGGGGTTGTTTGTAATGGCCACCTCTTTCGTGTACACGTTGTGGCGTTGGAACCGAGACATCAAGAATGATCGATAGAATTTTCCGCAACCCAAAGACCACGACCATCGGACTTATTCTGATGGCTCTTGGAATGATATTGGTGTGGTTCGAGAAAGCAACACTCGCAGAATATAGTGCCTTCTTGATGGGCGGCTTCGCTTTGATGATGAGCAAGGACGGCGAGAAGAAGGTTAAGTAAGGGCAATAAAGCGCACTATAAGACGCATAAACCCATCACGAGGCGCATTTTATGACCCATTATATATGACAAAGAACTTCACCCTCAAGGAACTGTGCGTCACCAAAACGGGGATACACAACGAACCGAATGCCGAGCAGAAGGAAGCGTTGCGTTTACTGGCGGTAAACATTTTGCAACCTGCTCGTGATGCTCTTGGGCCTATTAAAGTGACGTCTGGGTTCCGCAATGCAAAGGTCAATGCAGCCATCAGCGGCAGCCGTTCCAGCCAGCATATGAAAGGTGAAGCGGCTGACCTGCAATGCGATGACAACGCTGCTCTGTTCAAGTTCATTAAGACGCTGGAGTTCGACCAATTGATTTGGGAGTTCGGAGATAAGGAGCAGCCCGACTGGGTTCACGTTTCTTTCTCCAAGAGAAATCGCAAGGAAGTCCTCCGTGCGAAGCGAGTTGGAGGCCAAACCAAATACACCCCGTTCAAATGAGATGGCTCCTCCTCCTTTTGCTGGCCTCTTGCTCTGCGGAGTGGCACTTGCAACAGGCAACAAGAAAGGGAGCAAGAGTCACCCAAGAGAAGTGGGACACGGTAATCGTAACCAAAGAGCGACGCTTGTTTGACACGCTTGTCCTCAAGGACATCGACTCTGTTGTTGTCCAAAAGGACAACGTCCGAGTGAGTTTGATTCGCAAGTTTGACACGATCCGAGTGAAAGCGATTTGCCTGCCAGACACAATCCGAGTTACCAAGTGGGTCAAGACCACCATCAAACCGAATGAAAGACCTGTTCGGACTTGGGTATTCATTTCGATATGCTGCTTCCTGCTTGCAATGCTATTCGCAATAGAAGGCGCAAGAAGGCGATAGAGGGTATTTAGAAGCGATTTGCGGGACTTTCTTTCTCTCGGTGGGTGTTTTCCTTACTTGAGTATTAAAGTGCCTTAAAACGGCTCTAATTTTCTTTTATTAATTTTCTTTAAGTTAAGTTTATAGAAGTAATAGTTACTTACTTAAGTAGTTATATATAACTAACTAACTTACTTATATACTACTTACTTTGGTAAAATAAACCAAAATTCGGACTACGCAACTTTTTTCTTATTTTTTTTTGAGAGAGGTTTGCCGAATGAAAAAAGACAAGCGCAGACGTGACTACTACCAACAAGTCGAAGAAGGCAAAGCCAAGAACGATTACACCAACGCATTCCTCAACCACTTCGGATTCTGCGACTACCCAAAGTCAGCAAGCGTCAGCGCAGACGAAAGAAAGTATCGAAAGACAGGAGGAATCAAGATGGCGGGCGATAATGTCTAACGGCAATGAAGGAACCCACTACGACCTCCACGGCAACTTCACAGAGTCATTCGTATGAATTGACCCTCGGAAAGGTTCCGTCCTTGAACAAATACTACTCGGGAGCGCATTGGGCTATCCGTAAAAAAGAGGGAGACCTTATCCGCAACCACCTTTTGATGCAGCTTGCACAGTTGCCGAAGGTGGTTCTCTCGTCTTACGAGATCCACCTCACCCACAACTACCGATACGACAACGACAACTGCATCACGGCAATCAAATTCGGGGCAGATGCTTTCCGTTATTGGGGAGGTTGTGTTGATGATACCTCCAAGTACTTCACCAAATTGACAATTCAAAAGGACTCTGAACTCCCTGTAAATACTGGGCTTTTGAAAATAATTGGAAAAAAAGTGTAGATATATTTTTTTATTCCAACTTTCTTTTGTTACTTTGCCTCATCATTAAAAACCAATCTAAATGAAAGCACACGTTCGAAAGCTGGTTGCGTTGAGCAAGATGTTCCCCAACCACTACGCCCTCATCTCTGACCGCACAAGGGTCACCGTCCAGATGGACTACGATCAAGATACGTTTGACCAACTCATCGACAACCCCAAGTGGACTGCCGACCTGTCAGACATTGACTTCACCCGTTTCACCCGTGGCAACTGCCAAGTAATCCTTGCAATGTGATGGAATACGGAACCCGCACCAACTGGTCGCAAGAGGCGGCACAACAAATGGTTGAGTACCTACAACACCGAGTTGAAGCAATGGCCGCAAAGATGGAGTTCTTGGAAGCCGAGAACGAGGTACTCAAGCAAACTCTCCTTCACGAATTAAGGCACTAACACCCGCCTCCGAGAGGTGTTAAAAAAACCAATCTAAAAAATGAAGATTGTATCTATCTCCCCCAACGGAACGTGGAACTCAAACGACGGCAACACGTTCTACAAATTCCAGATTCAGTTCGACAACGGACAAAGCGGAACCCTGTTCTCAAAGAGCCAAGATGCACCGCATCAAGTAGGCGAGGACATCAACTGCACCATCAACGAACGAGGCACCATCAAGGTCGAGCGTTCTGGTGGTGGTAACTGGAACCGAGGCGGTGCAGCACCTCGTGCTAACGATGCCGAGCGCACCGCATCTATCGTCCGTCAAGTTGCACTAAAGGCAGCGGTAGAACTGTCAGCAGCTCACGCAGCAGCAGGCAAGTCAATTCCTACGGATAACATCCTTGATCTCGCAGAGCGGTTCAACGCTTGGCTGGAGAAAAAAGAAGTAAAGCACGAAGCGCATATGGCTATACGCCAAGCGGTAGAGGAGTCGCCTTTCTGATTGGTTTTGGTGGTGACTCTGGGGGGGTAGTGATGCACCCCCCAACTTGGTCGGGTGTTGCAGTACAACTGTTGCCTCATTTGCAATGCTGGTTCGAGTCCAGCCCCGACCGCAAAAATTCCCGCATCTGGAATTTATTTTGTTTATTTGCACAAAACCAATCTTATGCATCCAGACATCCTGTCCATCACGGACACAAGCCCCTTTCTCGAACGGGCGCAAAAAGGTTCTTACTTCGATATGGGGAGAATCGGTAACGAGAAGATTGACGAGTTCCTGCGATTTAAGGAGGGGGAGTTCATCGTCTGCACGGGTCACGCCAACGTGGGCAAGACGCACACGATGTTCTATCTGATGCTGATGCAGTCCATCACCCACGGGAAGAAGTGGCTCTGCTATGCGGCGGAGAACGAGGTTCACTCCATCCAACGAAAGCTGATTGAGTTCCTGCACGCAAAGCCAATCAACTTGATTCCAGAGGCGAAGATGCACTCCGACCTGTGCTTCATTGATGAATACTTTAAGTTCATAAACCCGAACAAGATTCTCTCGGCATTCGAGCTGCTACAAATCTTCAACGAGGTATTGAACGAATGGCAGTACACGGGTGCCTTCATTGACCCGTACAACTCCCTGCGTACCGACCAGAGCGTATTGGGCAAAACCTCGATGCACGAGTACCACTATGAGGTAGCAAGTGCCTTTCGGGTGTTCTCACACAAGGAGAAGGTCACCTTGATACTTTCCACCCACCCAGTCACGGAAGCAATGCGGAAGGTTCACCACGATAAGCACGAGTACGCCCGCCTCCCGATGCCTGTAAACATCGCCGACATTGAACACGGGGGCAAGTGGGGAAACCGCTCTGACTGTGTAGTCGTAATTCACCGCTATTCGGGCCACCCTACCGACTGGAAGCATACCCACATCCACGTCCGCAAGGTCAAGGAGACGGAGACAGGAGGACGCATCACCCCTTATGACAACCCGATCGTGCTGACCTCGATGATGGGTAACGTAGGATTTACGATTGACGGACAAAATTTATTGAACTGTGTTGCCGTTTGAGTTCTTCCTCCAGCAGAAGGTCATCGATCTTGGCACAACTGCCCAATGGATTTTGGAGCAGCACGGTTACGATGGGGCAAAGCACTTCAACAATGTCTTTGACGCCTCCCGAACCATCGAACAGTACCGACAATTTCACAACGAAATATCAATGAAATTCTACCAGATGTCAGTTGAGAAGCAGGCACTCGAACAGAAGGTCTTGCAACTTGAACTTGAACTCCAAAAAAAATATGAACTATAAAGATTTTTGCGTACTGGTCGACCATAAGGACGACGGCAGACGGACGCTTGTGAATGTCAAGGTGCGAGCAGCATTCGCACATTCATTCCGAAAGCGGTATAAATTGGTAGAGCTTGCAGAGCAAATGGGAAAGACCCACGCTACGGTGATTCATTATATGAACCTTGAGTTCAGAAAGGATGCCGAATACTGGAGATGCTACCAGATAGCGCAGTCAATAATCAATTCAGAGGAAGTAGTAGACACCCTTGACATTGATACTTTGGTCAAGGAACGTACCCAGATGCAGCAGCGTTTGGCGATGAAAACTACGGAAGTGGCTATGTTACAGGAGGAAGTGGTACATTTACGTCTAAAATTAGAGCGATTAAAGCAAATGATTTAATATCGCAATTCTACGCAAAGAAGCGTAAGGTCTTGGTGAATTTCACGAAGGGTTACGTTGGCGTCGAAGTAGCCGAGGACGTGGTGCAGGAGGTGTTCATTCGCCTCTTGCAACTTGCCGAGGAAGGGAGAGTTCACTTCATCCAGAACGGAGAGGTGAACTTTTTTTTTGTGTACCGCTCCTGCATCAACCTGTGCATTAAACTTCAAAAGCAAAAGGAGAATTTGCACAAGCTGAACTTTGGGGATATGTACGAGTTGGATGAATGGCTCCGACAACCAGAGAATGAATACAACTACGAGGAGGACGTGGCCTACGAGCAGCTGCTGAACTCCGTCAAGGATCAAGTCGAGGTCATCCGATGGTACGACCGTATGATACTGGAAATAAACCAAGAGATGAGCATCAGCGAAATGAACCGCTCCATCGGCATCTCTCGTGACTCAATTCGCAACACATTAAAACAAGCAAAGAATGAAATCAGAACAAACATCCAAGCCGACTACGAAGCGTGGAAGAAAGCCAAAAGGGGCGGGAGACGTGATTGAAAGCATCACGGAAGCGACAGGAATCAAAGCAGCCGTTGAATGGTTCTCCGAGGTTACTGGAGTTGACTGCGGTTGCGATGCCCGCAAAGAGAAGCTGAACAAGTTGTTCCCTATCAAACAACCGCATTGCCTTGAGCAGGCGGAGTACACGTTCTTGGGAACCGTCTTGGGTAAGCACAAGTTGACCGCCATTGAGCGTGAGGAGATTGCTCGCATTCACGCACGGACTTTCCAGCACAAGATGGTTGTGCCTTGCACCTGCTCCCCTAAATTATGGGCTGGGTGGATTCGTGACCTCCAGAACTTATACGACACCTATGGTGAGTGATGCTCGCTGGGCGCAGTCCAGAGAGGTCGGAAAGCAGGGTGAGGAGAGTTTTGTCTTGGCTTGCGAAGCACTTGGGTACCGCTGCCGAAAGAGCAGCAGGCAAGAAGACATTGAATTGCACATTGACTATTGGGTAACCCGACCGCAAGGGGAGACCTCTGTTGACGTCAAAGGACAGAAGAAGAACGAGGAGGTCTGGGTTGAGTTAAAGAACGTCAGAGGCCACGCAGGGTGGCTCTACGGCCACGCTGGGTACATTGCCTTTGAGATGGCTTCGCTTGGTGGGTTTGTTGTGGTGTCAAGGTCGCAGCTGGCAGAGCTGATTGAGATAACAGTTGAGGAAGTGTTCGTCCGCAGGGACGATGCCTACCTCAAATTGTACCAACGAGATGACCGCCTTGATGTAATTACACGCATTGAATTAAGTGACCTTGAACTTTTACCAACTTTCAAAATCATAAACTATGCCCATTCCAGTTCCCAAGCCCGCTGAAACGCAGGAAAAATTCATCCAAAGATGCGTCTCAAATGACGTAATGAACACGGAGTTTCCCGATGAAAAGCAAAGGATTTCAGTTTGTTACGCCCAATGGCGAAAAAAAATGTAAATAATTTTTGGTGGTCTGGTTTTTTGTTTGTTACTTCGCTTCATCAAACAAGTAAAACCAATCACAATGAAAACCCTACAAGATTATCTCAACGAAGAAGGCGGAGCGAATTATCTTTTCAACTGCGCTATGTATAATTTATTCTCATCTTATAGCGACCGTGAATATGCTTCTATTTGTGGTTCGTTCTATGATGGCGTGGTTACTTGGGCAGACCACAACATTGATGACGTGGAGGAGGTTTGTAATACAAAGTATAAGGGCTGGGTTCTTCACCTTTCGGAAGGTTATGTCGGCAAAGCTTACATCCCTAACTGGGTATTGAACCTTAACGTAAGCAACTATAAGCACGCCAAGTGCTTGTTCAACAAGTACATCAGAAAGGTTAACTAAATCAAAACGGGGAGCAGCATCCGAACAACTGCATCTTAAAACCAATCAAGATGAACAAACTCCAAAACATCATCATCGACATCACCGTCCCTTTGGCGTGGATGCTCATCCTGTCGGCTGCCTTCTTTGCAGTTGTACTCCTTCCTCAAATCATATTCGTTCAGCTATGCGACTGTCAGCCGACTTTCTAATGGACTATGCCGAGCGAATCGGTATCGCCCCAGAGGATGCAGGCCCTCGCACTTGGAATGAAATCTTCGCCGACTGGGCAGGGTTCAAATCCGTAGACGATATGATACGATATGAGCTGCACGTTGATATTGACAACTGCGATGCTCCAGACGGCAAGTTCCACGATGTGGACTTCGTTCACTACCCTTACGAACCAAACCTCCCGTTTGATGTGAACGAGATGTACAAGGCAATAGAGAAGGATTTATGATGCCCCGTATATTCAAAGAGCTTGTGACCCGTGAATGCACGGACTGCAAGGAGGTAGTGGCAGGCAATTACTTCACGCATTGCAAGCGCACCAACAAGAACGAGGTGGTGTACTATCAGCGTTCAGATTGCAAATTCTGTCGAGCAAAGAAGGAACGTGACCGCAGGGCAGCATCCAAAAAAAAGTCAAACGTACAGACCATATGAGAGCGGACATAATACACGGAAACTGTCTGGAGGAACTGGCAAAGATTGACCTCAATTTAATCAATCCAGTATTCGTGAGCGACCCTCCGTTCAATGTTGGGTATAAGTACGCAACATATAAAGACAGAATGAAGGAGGCGCAATACTATCAGATGCTCGCTTCAGTTTTTTCAGCTCATCCTCACGTCTTGATTCACTACCCAGAGCAACTGCACAGGTACTCGATTGAAATTGGAACAATGCCCTCAAGGGTGGTGAGTTGGGTATATAATTCTAACACGGCAAAACAACACAGAGACATCGCCTTCTATAATGTGTCTCCAGATTTCAAGCAGTACGGGCAGGAGTACAAAAACCCAAAAGACAAGCGAATAGCAAAGCGAGTCGAGGAAGGAAAGAAAGCCCGCCTCTATGATTGGTGGCAAATCAATCAAGTCAAGAATGTAAACAAAGACAAGACAGACCACCCCTGCCAAATGCCACTTGAAGTGATGCGGAGGATTGTCGGAGTTCTTCCCGCTGGAGTTACTGTCATAGACCCATTCCTCGGAAGCGGAACAACTGCTCTCGCTTGTAAGCAACTGGGAGTCCCATTCATCGGAATTGAGATGGATGAGAAGTATGTCGAGATTGCAAAAAAAAGAATACAATGAAAACAATCAAACTTCTTGACGGCTCCATCTGGGACACCGTCACCCTCAAAGAGAAGATGCTGGACGATTCGTTCTACTACGGAGACCTCGGCCGCACGGCTCTATCAAGCAGCGCAGCAAAGCTCCTGCTTCAATCCCCAAAGACGTACCACTATGTGACGAAGTACGGACAGGAGGATTCCGATGCCTTCTCCGTTGGGCGTCTGGTTCACTTGATGGTATTGCAACCCGATCTCGTAAAAGAGTACGAGGTCATCGATGTGCAATCCAAGAACACCAAGACGTGGCAAGAGGCAAAAAAAACAGGAGCCAAAATCATCACGGCAAAGGAGTTCAGCGAAGCCGAAAGAATCGCCAACGCACTTCTCCGCAATGAGCAGGTGATGGACTACGTTAACGACTGCGAATACGAAGTTCCCCAAGTGGGAACTATTGGAGGCCTGCCCTTCCGTGCGAAGGCGGACATCTACACGAGCGGGTTTATAGCAGATTTGAAGACCACAACAGACCTTCGTGCCTTCCCCTTTTCAGCACGAAAATATTCTTATGATATGCAAGCGTTTATCTACACCCGACTCTTTGGAGTGCCGATTGACAAGTTCATCTTCATCGCCATCGACAAGGCGTCCCTTGATATTGGAATCTACACGGTCTCTCCAGAGTTCGTTGCGGAGGGTGAGCGCAAGGTTCACGAGGCGATTGAACTGTACAAAGAGTTCTTCCTCGGAAATGACAACCCAGAGCTTGACTCCTACACCATCATCGGTCAACTTTAATCCTTACAAAATGAAAATAGACCACATCGCACACTTCTGGGCAGGTATGGCAATCCTTGCCGTTACGGGTAGCTGGCCGCTTCTTATTGCAGCAGCATTCGGGCGTGAATTAAAAGGCATCCTGCTGGACAAACGAACGGACTACGATGATAGCGTCTGGGACGTGGTATACACTTTGGCTGGTGGCCTTGCTGCAATGTTAGCTCAATTCTTGTTTGCCTTATGAAAGCGATTCTTGAGTTCAATTTGCCCGATGACGAGCAAGAGTTCAGCGATGCGACCAACGGAGGGATGTACAAACACGTCCTCTGGAAACTTGACCAAGACCTTCGTGGAAAGATGAAGCACGGGATGCTGAACGAGTGCGAATACAGTTGCTACGATCAAGTGCGTGAGGACATCCGTAACCTGTTGCAGGTTCACAATTTGAATATAGAATGAAGACACACATCCAAGAACTGATGGCTCTTTATCATCTGCTTGACGAAATCGGTCAAATCATAGATTCCGAGAATAGCGGCCTATCCGCAGAGCAGCGATTGAGCGAGATTGAAAGAACGATAAAAAAACTATTTCAAAACACCAAAGAGAAATGAGCGAAGTCCGCCCCGATCACTACAAGCAAAATAACAAAGAGGTGTGGGAAATGATGCTTGACATCTGGGGGCCTGCTGCCTTCATTGCCTACTGTGAAATCAACGCCTTCAAATATCGAATGCGAGCAGGACGCAAACCCAATAACCCAATCGAGCAGGACATTCTCAAGGCACAATGGTACGAGGGGAAAGCCAGCGAAATAGCAAGAATCGAAAATGAGTAATGCGATTTGGATGCTTGACCTTGAGGTATCGTACACCAAGAGCAAAAAGAAGCACACAAAAAAGGTCTGGGCTTCCTCCAGATGGGAGGAGTTTCGCTCGGTAGTCAAGGACGAGGAGTGCATCGAGCAAATCAAATCCCGCTACGACTTACAGACGGCAACTGACTTCCGCATCACAAAAGTCCTCGGAGCGGTTTATTTAGGTGAGCGTTATGGTAAAACACAAGAAGGTATACTTTGATGCCACAGGGCTATCGCCCGTCGAATTCGTGGAATGCGAAGTGTGTGGAGGCCGTGCGGTTGACATCCACCACATCCAACCGAGAGGAATGGGAGGGAGCAAGAGCCGTGACGTAATAGAAAATCTGATGGCGGTATGCCGACCTTGCCACCACGAAGCCGACTTTGGCACTAAACTATCAAAAGAGTACCTATATGAAATCCACTTACAGTACCTATCACGGATTCTCCCTTGACACCGTCATCGGTTCCTACTACATTATGCGTATCAACGTATCGATGGCGGGCATTATGCTTCACCATTACGAGGTGTACAGACGAAAGGGAAAGGACTTCTTTTTGGAGTACCAGAGCGAGGAGATGAACGATGACGCCTTCAACGATTGCGTGAACTACATCCGCCTCAAATGATACACATCCTCACGCCCTGCTCTCGTCCGTGGAACCTTGTGATGATAGCCCCAAGCATTCCACCCAAATGCAGCTGGAAGGTGGCCTTTGATAAATCAACAGGCGTACAATCAAGAGGCAAATGGTATACGTCTCAATTCACTGGCAGCTGGGGTCATCCTGTACGGAACGAAATGCTCTCCCGCCTAAAGGCCAAGCCAGACGATTACATCCTCTTTCTCGACGATGACAACCTCATCCACCCCAACTGGTACGAACACATCCAAGGAAGCACCGCAGATATGGTCACGTGGGGGCAGGAGAACAAGGACGGCTCCCTCCGACTGCGAGCAACAGACCAGCCACAGATAGGCAATATCGATATGGCTTCCTTTATGGTGAAGTATAAAATCGCCAAGCAACTGAAATTCACCGACGTATACGAGGCAGATGGTATCTTTGCAATGCAGGCAGCCCAAAAAGCGAGCGACATTCAAGTAATAAACGAAAGCATTTCATACTACAACTACCTAAAATGAAAGCAACTTTGACCTATAAGGTGGAGACCCACGAACAGGAGGCCATCTTCAAACGAGCAGTACGTTCCGAGGACGCTTGGAACTCCCTCTGGGAGACCGAACTATTCTTGCATACAATGGTGCAGGAAGCCAAGCACGAATACGAGCTGATTCTTTGGAAACAAGCGCAGTCCGTATTCCGCAACATCCTACAAACGAACTCAATATCTCTGGAGAATGAGTACTAAAACGGACATTACAAAAAGGGCAATGATTGAAGCCCTCGAAAAGTCGCTTGGTATTGTGTCTACCGCAGCACGAGTGGTAGGCATCAGCCGCAATACGCACTACGAATGGTACCGTGAAGACCCCAAGTACAAGCAAGAGGTAGACGCTATCGCAGATATGGCGATTGACTTTGCGGAGTCCTCCCTTCACAACCAGATAAAGGACGGCAACCCTACCTCCACCATCTTCTACTTAAAGACAAAGGGCAAGAGCCGTGGCTATGTAGAACGGCAGGAGATAGAACACCACGCAGACAAATCCTTCAAGGTCACCATTGTCGGAGATACGAACGAATAAGGTCTTTGCCCACCTACTGCGGAGCGACAAGCGCATCACAGTAGAGCAGGGTGGAACTCGGAGCGGGAAGACGTATAACATCCTACTCTGGGTTATTTTTCATTATTGTGCTACCAACAGGGACAAGGTGGTCACGGTATGCAGAAAGACGTTCCCGTCTCTACGTGCATCGGTGATGCGTGACTTCATCGACATACTGCGAGCGCACGACCTGTATCGGGAAGAAGACCACAATATGTCCAACCACGAATACCAGCTCAATGGTAACCTGGTGGAGTTCATATCTCTTGACCAACCGCAAAAGATACGGGGACGCAAACGGAACCTCCTATACATTAACGAGGCGAACGAACTGTTCTTTGAGGACTGGCAGCAGCTCATCTTCCGTACGGACGGCAAAATCATTCTGGACTACAACCCCTCCGACTCGTTCCACTGGATATACGACAAGGTACTGACCCGTGACGATTGTGACTTCTACCAAACGACCTACAAAGACAACCCGTTTCTGGATGCCGTCATCATTGACGAAATTGAACGCCTCCAGTTTACGGACGAGGACTACTGGCGGGTTTATGGTCTGGGGGAACGTGGCAGCAACCGAGCAGCAGTATTCTCCTTCTCAGCAAGCGACATCCCAAAAGAAGCAAAACTACTGGCATATGGAATGGACTTCGGTTACACAAACGACCCAACCTCCCTCGTGGGTGTCTACGAGTACGGGGATGCTCTTTATATGGACGAACTCATCTACCGCACGGGGATGACGAACAGGGACATCCACAACGTCCTGACCGACCTCGGCATCAGCAGATATGCGGAAATCTTTGCCGATAGCGCAGAACCGAAATCTATTGACGAGCTGCACCGCTTTGGGTGGAACGTGAAGCCCACCGCCAAAGGCCCAGATTCCGTAATGGCGGGGATTGATATGATGAAACGCTTTCGCTTACTGGCTACCCCACGAAGCACGAACCTAATCAAGGAACTCCAGAACTACAAGTGGGCGGAGGACAAGAACGGGAACCTGCTCAATAAACCGATGGACGCTTTCAACCACGCCTGCGATGCTGCGAGATATGCGGTATTTAATAAGAAGGCAAACCCTAACTTTGGACGATACACTTTGAGATGATATTAGTTGTAGGTCAACCAAACGGAGTTTACTACCACCGACTCCAAGTTCCTTACGAGGATTTGTTAATGCGTGGTTTTGCAGTGAAGTTCGGCACGATTGCCGACCTCGACCAGTTGAAGGGGCATATCACGCACCTCGTGGTGAATCGGGGTCTGGCAACAAAAGACCACAACAAGTTCAAAGCCCTGCTGCGGAGTTACGACATCAAGTTCATCGTTGACTTGGATGACTGGTGGAACCTGCCCACCGACCACGTGAACAAGTCACTTGCAAAGGGAACGCAGATTCTCAACTCGCTTAAAATAGCGGACGAGATTCACACCACGAACGAGTACCTCGCCGAGAAGATTCAAAAGATAAATCCATACGTTCCAATCTACATCCTGCCGAATGCGATCGACCCACGGCGGGAGCAATGGACAACAGAGAAGACCACGGAGGAGTTGACCATCGGGTACCTCGGTGCCTTGCATCACGACTACGACCTCAAGTGGAATGAGATTGACCTGTCAGCTCACAACTCGTATTCAATCGAATACTACCAACAGGCGATTGGTACACGGCAGGCATTCGAGAAAAAGAACTACGAGAATTACGGGGAACTGTACAGGCAGGTGGACGTGTCCATCGCACCACTCGCACCAACCGAATTTAACCGATGCAAGTCCAACCTCAAAGCGTTGGAGGCAGGATTCACCAAGACCTGTATCATCGCACAAAAGATGCACCCGTATACGCCTCTGTTGAACGATAGCAACTCAATCCTTTGCCGTACTCCGAGTGACTGGAGGGAAGCCCTTGCGTCCATAACAAAAGAGAAAGCGCAGGAGCTGGCCGAGAACCTGTATCACGACGTGCAATTTTTTGACATTGAGAATATCAATAACACCCGACAGGAATGCTTCGTAAAGTAATCGTACCCACCGAACTCGCTGACATCACGCTAAAGGATTACCAGCGTTTTATGGGGGCAAACCCCACGGATGACACCTTTAACCAACTGGCTCTGTCTATCTTCTGCGGAATCGATGCGGAGGAGTACCCGCTATTCCCAAAGGCGCAACTGGAGGAGATTGAAACGCTTGTGCAGTTCACCTTGAACGAGAAGCCAGATCTCAAGCGCATCATCAAAATAGGTGACGTTGAGTACGGCTTTCACCCCAACTTGGAGGACATCACCACGGGCGAGTTTATTGATGCACAGGAATACCTCAAGGACTCCATCAAGAACGCCACCAAATGGCTTGGTGTGCTGTACCGACCAATCACACAGAAGGCCGCAGGACGCTACGAGATCGAGGCGTACAACCCAGCGAAACACGACGGAGCAGCATTCGAGAATGTAACGATGGACATCGTGGAGGGGTGTCGACTTTTTTTTACTCGTTTGCAACTATCATTACAGATAGGTACCCTACTGTCTTCGAGTCCGAACCCAGCGACCAAAGAGCTGCGGACATCAAATCCCAGTTCTCTAAAAAATGGGGATGGTTTGCAGTCATCCATCAACTTGCTGGCGGAAATGTACTCAATAGTGAGGCCGTCACGAATCTCCCGCTGAACCAATGCCTTACTTGGCTTGCTTACGAAGTTGACAAGGCACGAGTCGACCAAGCCCTGATGCGACAGCAAAGCAGGTAGGGGGTTTTATAGTTATGAAATACGGATACTATCAACTCTGCGAGGCGTTGCAATCGGCAGCGACCTCGGCTGATTATATTACGACTACGACTTGGGGAAACATCTTTGACGTTGATATGCGTAAGATGACCCTCTTTCCCCTGTGTCATATCTTGGTGGGGAACGCCACCGTCAACGAACGGACAGTCACCTACGAGGTTGACCTTCTGGTGATGGACGTAGTGGACTACTCTAAGCAAGACCCGAACGTAGACCCGTACTCATTTCAAGGGGTAGCGATTAAGCAGGACATCTACCACCGTGCGCTCTTTTCAGCGCAGCAAATGATTGCATCCCTCCGCAGAGGTGCTTTGTATTCCGATGGCTTTGAGTTGGTGAACGACCCCGTATGCGAGCCGATTGATGAGGACTACGAGAACACCCTTTGCGGGTGGAAGTTCACCCTCCAAATTATGACCCCGAACCCGACAATCATCTGCTGATGGCGTCTGGAAAGCCCGACTTAAAGAAAGCCGAGAACACCAAGTTTGCCCTTGACAAATTTGGGAAGTACCTCGTGCAGCAATCACGGGCGAACCTAACCAAGCAGAAAAAGAACGTCACCAAGAACCTGTACAACTCCCTTGCCTACGAAACGAAGGTGAACCCCCGCTCCATTGAGTTCGACTTCTTGATGGCTGAATACGGGGAGTGGGTAGATAAGGGAAGGAAGAAGGGCAAGATGCCTCCGTTCGGGGCAATCTATGCGTGGGTAGCACGGCGCAAGATTCAATTCAAGGACACCAAGACAAAGAAGTTCCTGTCCTACTCCCAGACCGCCAGTATGGTGATGCTGAAAATTAAGAACAAAGGAATCGACCCAACCTACTTCTATTCACGCCCCTTTCAACTGGGGTACGAGAAACTGCCAGATGAGATACGCCAAGCATACGAGCTGGACGTGATGCAGTTCCTTGAATTTACAATAAACGAATTGAACAAAAAATATAAGTAATGGCCATCACTATAGTACAACAACCACCCGCCTACGCCTTCGGCAGTTCACCTATGGTGTACGGACTGGACTCTACGGCATACGCATCTACGGGCTTTGCCTACATTGCAGACGTATTCGTGTGGACGGGTTCCATTGCATCCGTTCCTGCGAGTTACACGTACCGCTTCAAGCTGCGCCCCGATCCCGTTTCCGCTCGTTATGGGTACTTGGATATTCGGAACGTGGTTGACCAGTACCTATCTGCTACCACGATAGCCCACGATGACGGCACGGCACAGAACAACGTGGCCTCTGTCGTGAACGTGCAGGTGAAGTTTCGTGAGTACACCAATAGCGGTGGACTTTCTGGCGTGCTGGCTACATCGAGCAGCATTCGTGCATACGATGGATGGAGTGAGGTGAGTGATGGACTGAATGTGAATCTTGAAACGCAAACGGGAGGCATACTGACCTCGATGCCGCAGTCCCCTTCTTGGGTTCCTATCTGGGAGGAGCAGCAGATGACGCTTGGAGTGATGCTCGGCTCTACTCCGCCGCCAGACCGCATACAAGTAAACTACTCGGACGGCACCTACGGGACGCTATTGTTCTCTACCTTGTCCGTGACGGGAGGCAACAACTCGCAGAACTGGATGTGGTTTATTCCTATTGGAATCACCAACCTAAACGCTTCTGCTATTGACCGAAAACCAGAGGACGTTGCGAACCTGCAATGGTATACGATTGACTTCCAACAGGGCTACGCTGCGGCATACGAGACCCGTGTACTTGCTGATGGCGGCGTATGCGAGGGGCTTGCCTGCTTACAAGCAGCACTCATTGAACTGGCAGGAATCCAAAGCACCTACAAGTTTGAGGTTCAATGCGAGCCACGCTACACCCCGCTTACTATTGCCTTCCAAAATAGGTACGGGGCGTGGGATTATTTGCTCGTGCAAAAGAAGTCCGTGGAGAGCATCAATATCGAGCGAGATACCTATACCGCAAATGTTATTACTCGTTCAGCAGGAACCGCCTCAATACCCTCCTACGCAGCGTCAAAGCAATACTTCAACACGCAAGGCCAAGAGCAACTGATTGTGAACACGGGATTCATTTCGGAAGGGATGAATGAGATGGTGAAAGATATGATGCTTTCCTCCACCTTGCAGTTGGTGGAGCAGCAGCAGGGCGTAATTTTGAAGGATACGCAGGTCACCTACAAGACCTCCGTGAATGACAACCTCGTGCAGTACACCTTCACTTTGGAATACGCAAACCCTGTGAAAAACAAACTATGGCTCTAAAGATTCAAACCACCACGGGGTATCTTGATACCTACGGGGACGAGTCAATCTCGCTGGACTACAACGTGGCGGACTTGCGTGACCCTGCGGTCATCTTCTCTCCGATCACGCAGAACTTCAACCTGCCAGCAACAGACGCCAACAATGCTTTCTTCAAGCACTACTACGACGTTAACATACAGGGAGGGTACAACGCCTACTCCAAGCAGCAAATCACCCTGTTCTCGGACGGGGTTGCTCTTTTAGATGGGTACATCCAACTGCTGAACGTCACCATCCAAGATGGGATGATTAAGGGGTACGAGGTATTGGTTGCTGGAGAGGTGGGCGGCATTGCCCGCACGTTAGGAGAAAGTGAGTTGAGCGAGTTGCCTCTTGATGCTTTGAATCACACCTTCAACTGGGACAATATCTACGACTCGTGGGTGACGCCTATCGGAGACGCCATAACGTACGGAATGGTGGACGCAAAGGGATTCGCCACCGATTCGGTGTTCGCTCCGCAGAACCCATTAAAACCGCTTGCTGAAACCAACTTCTACCCGCATATCAAAGTCAAGTATCTCATTGAGCAGATATTTGAATCGGCTGGGTACACAATCAACGCAACGGGCTTCTGGGAATCAGAGTACCTCACGGATTTGTATATGCTCCTTTGGACGAATGATGCTATCGTTCCCAACGAGGAGGCATTCAATTCTCGCCTGTTCCAAGTAGAGAATGATGCCGCCACAACTATAAATAATGGCAATGCCGCCGCCCCAACGCCACTTACTTTCCCGACAGAGATATACGACAACGGAGGGAACTTTGCATCCGACACCTACACGGCAAACGCAAGAGGCGCATATCAATTCAATTTTGAAGGAACTCTTGACGGAAACTACAACCTACGAATCCAACCCCGTATCAATGGGGTAGTTGGGCCGAGTTACTGGGTAACTGCAAACACGGACTTCTCGGTGGACTTCACCTTGAACTTGGAAGCAAATGATGAAGTTCGGTTGTACGCTGCTCACAACGGCGCATTGGGGGTTACCAATTACAGGGATATAAATAGATACACTTGGACGTGTAACTCTGCCCCTTCTTCCCCCGTTGGATTGACGGTATCAATGACGGACTTGATGCCCAAGATGAAGCAGCGGGACTTCATTGCAGGGGTGGCAAAGCTGTTCAACCTTGTCATCGTTCCCGATCGGGATACGCCAAACACGCTCAACGTGTACGACTATCAAACTTGGATTGCAACGGGAGCAGTAAAGGACTGGACGTACAAGGTCGACATTTCGCAACCAATCACCATCCAACCGACCACCGACCTACAAGGTCGCTCAATTAACTTCACCTTCCAAGAGGGCGGGGCAATCATCGAGCAGGCGTTCAAGAACTCCTTTGGCTACTCCCACGGAACGCTGCAAATTGCAGACACCGCAAACGAGTTCGCACAGGGCGAGTTCAGCGTAGAGGTTCCCTTTGTGTCTTCCCTGTACAACCGACTGAACAACACCGCCAATCTGGAGATATTGCAGCTCTTTGACCTTGAAGGAAAGGCCATCGATAGCCAACCCCGATTGATGTGGTACCACGGGCGGCGTGAGTGCGTTCGGTATTCGGTGATTGACCAGTCCACTACGACCTTTCTGCAACTGTACGAATACCCAAAATTCGGGGTATACACGGAGGGATATACCAAAGACATCACCCTCACCTTTGGGCAGGCGGTCTTGGACAACCGCATCCCGCCTCCGTACAATTTGTTCACGGAGTTCTGGGCTACCTATCTAACCGAAATCTACGCATCGGATGCGGTGATGCTTACGGCGCAAGTGGTGCTTGAACCATCGGAGGTATACAACCTCGACTTGAACACCCAAATCTACCTCGACCAAGAATACTGGCGAATCAACAAGCTGACAGGATACGACCCCGAGAAGCGCACAGGAACGATTGAACTATTCCGTGCCTCGTTTGCGAACGGCATCATCTGTACCGACCTACCTACAATAATGAACTATGACGGGAGTGTCGGAGGGTTAACTACACAGAGCTGCTGCGAATACTACGGCTACCGATGGAACTCTACAAATAGCACTTGTTACTGGCGCACCTCTAAATTGCTATCGTTAAAGGATGACCTTCAAGCGATGCGCCACACGGCAACAGTTTCCCTTGAGCCAGAGCAACCGACCAGCACACAACCAAACCAAGTGTTCTTATTCGATGCTGAACTTACGGAGGAAGGCGTAAGCGAGGCGGCAGCATACGCCCTGCTCGACTACTCACGCAGCCCGTTTGACCTTGTTGAAGGTCAGCGCAAGATGTTCCTGCTATCGGCAGTAATCGAAGAATCAGGAGGTGTAACTCACACGGACTCGCATTATTATGTAGTGGAGCGTGCGTCAGTTGGTGATATTATTACCGAGATCCGACCAACAACTCACGACCACGATTTTGGAATAGCTCTGCTTGCGGTTTTTGATGTTACTGATCGAGTGGTGGGAGTACATTGCCTATCCTTAAAAAATGCAAATGGCCCAAGCGTATGGAAAATCCGAATGGAAGTACAACAGATATGATTGACCTCGGTTTTATAGTTAACGCCCTCAAGCAACCCAACCTCGGCCTGTCCGAGGAGGTGGAAATCGCAAAAGGAAAGTATCACATCATCAGCAGCATCGCCCAAGCAGGGGTACAAATCAAGAGACAATGGCAACGGAGAAGGTTATCAAATTAAAGGTTGAAAATGGTGAAGCCATCCTTGCCGTTGACGAACTCAACAAGGCGTTAAAGGAGACGAACACCCAAGCGGACAACCTTGACAATACCATCGACGCAGGAACCGAAGCCCTTGACAAGTTCACAAAGGGTGGGGTAAGTGCGATGAAGGGTCTCATCAGCGGTGCCAAGACCGCTATTGGTGCGATGACTACCCTCAAGGGTGCGTTAATATCGACAGGTATTGGTGCGCTGGTAGTTGCCGTTGGTACCCTTGCTGCCTACTTCACGCAGACCAGCCGAGGCGCAGACCAGTTTGCCGTGATTCTTGGAACGGTAGAGGCGGCTATCAAGGTGGTAATTGACCGTGCTGTAATGCTCGGAGAATCAATCACCCTTATATTCTCTGGCAAATTTAGTGAAGCAGCAGACAAAGCCAAAAATGCTTTCAAGGGAATCGGTGACGAAATCGCCAGAGAAGCAAAGCAAGGTGGTGAACTTGCGAAGGCATTGGATGCGGTAGAAGACCGTGAGCGTGCCTTGATTGTCTTGCGTGCCAAAGCGAATAAGGAAATCGCCAAAGCACGGATGATTGCTGATGACGTCAACAAATCCACAAACGAGCGAATCAACGCAGTACAGCGTGCGTTCAAGTTGGAGAGTGATGTAGCAGCAGCCGAACAAAAGAACGCCCGTGCGTACCTCAAATACTTGGACGATCGCATCAAGATGGGCGAGTCCACGGACGAGGACTTGAAAGCCCGTTCAGAAGCCCAAGCGAAGGTCTTGGAACTGGAGACGGAATCACTCCGCAGGCAGAAGCGATTGCAGGGTGAAATTATTTCCTTGCGTAACGAGGAGCGTACCAAGACAGAGGAGTACGACAAGAAGCGAGCGGAAGCCGCACAGAAGGAATTGGGATACCAGCGGTTCTTGGTAGACGGAGAAAAGGAACTGATTGAACTGGCCAACAAGCGACAAGCGTCACGAGTAAAAGCCCTTGAGGAGTTCCAAGCGGCACTTGACCGCCTACGGGGTGTGGGTCAGACCGAACGCCAAAGGGAAATTAAGCAAGTCGAGGCAGACGCAAAGGCGGCTCTTGACGCATTGATAGCGTCTGGGAATGCCAGTATCTACGAGGCAGAAAGAATTGAGGCAGAGAAGCGCAAAGCCGAGCGCAAGGTCAACGAGAAGTACGATTCGTTAGACCGCCAACGGCAGATGGAGAACAACGCCAAGAAGCTGGAGTTAGCAGGGCAGGCGTTTGGTGCTTTGGCACAGTTGGCGGAATCGTTCTCCAAAGGGGACGAGAAGAACGCACGGAGAGCATTCGGAATCACCAAAGCCCTGCGTATTGGTGAGGCGGTAGCAAACACCGCAGCAGCCATTATGACGCAACTGGCAGTACCACAGGACGCATTGACTGGTGCTAACTTCGTGAAGGCGGGAATCGTTGCCGTAACAGGCGCAGCGCAAATCGCAACCATTGCCCGCTCTAAATTTGAGCCAAGTGGTGCAGCAGCAGAAACTCCGAGAATGGGGGCCGCACCTCCAGCGGGCGGCGGAGGGTTTACCCCGAACATCTCATTCACGGGAATCGGACAGAATCCGCTCTCTGGTATCTTTGACCGCCCGATGCAGGCGTATGTAGTCAATCAACAAATGAATAACAATAATATGCTGGAGCGCAGAATCCGTACCAGCGCAAATTTCGGAGGATGAAGTATTACGAATTGGTGCTTGAAAATGAGCAGTTTATGGGGGTGAATGCTATCTCGGTAGTGGAGAACCCCGCAATCGAGGAGGAGTTTGTAGCCCTCTCCGCACAACAGGTGTCCTTCGCTATCCAAAACGAGGAGAAGCGTATCATCATCGGGCCAGTCCTAATCCCGAACAAGCCCATCTACCGCAGGGACGACAAGACAGGCGAGGAGTATTACGTCTTCTTTACGGACAAAACCATCCGCCAAAGTGCGGAGTTGTTCCTCAAAAAGGGTCTCCAAGCGTCTACCACCACGGAGCATTCGCAACAGGTGAACGGGGTCACGACCATCGAGCAATGGATTATTGAGGACGAGGTACACGACAAGTCACGCAAGTACGGAATGAACTACCCAATCGGTACTTGGATGCAGACCCGCAAGGTCGACAACGACCAAGTGTGGGAGGACGTAAAATCTGGCAAGTACAAGGGCTATTCCATCGAGGGATGGTTCGCACACAAGCCATCGTTGGAAGTGGCGATGAGTTCAATGCAGGAGATTGAGGAGCAAGAGGCAGAACACCTCGTTGAACTGTACGTTCTGGGAGCCGTCAAGGGAATCCTAAAAAAAGACAAGCGAGTAAAGGCAGGCCAACGGGTAGTTATGGAATCATATTCTGACTACCCCGAGGCCGTGCGCAATAACGCAAAGCGAGGCATTGAGTTGAACGAGAAAGGCGGTAACAAGTGCGCCACGCCAGTTGGCAAGATACGAGCGCAGCAACTCGCAGACGGAAAGCCCGTATCGTTTGACACCGTGAAGCGGATGTTCTCCTACCTATCAAGAGCCGAGGAGTATTACGACGAAACCGACTCTACCGCTTGCGGCACTATCTCCTACCTCCTTTGGGGTGGACTGGCTGCGAAGCGTTGGGCAGAATCTAAAATAAAGGAAAATGAAAAACAATCCTAAACCACCCGTACCCCCCAACTCACGGCGTGGATGCCTCTGCAAAGACGGCACCTACTCCCGAAAATGCTGCGACCCGAATGATATGTGGGCGCAAGGAATCGGATTTATCGGAGGCAAAAATACCCAAAACCCCTAATCTCTAATTATTATACTATGAACTTGAACGACATTTTCAAGAAAATTGAGTTCGCTCTGCAACCCGAAGCGGTTGCCCTTGCGAGCGCAAAGTTGGCTGATGGTACTATGGTGGAAGCCGAGGTACTTGAGGCAGGTCAAAACATCTTCCTTATCGGAAGCGAAGGCGAGAAGGTGGCTGTACCCGTTGGTGAATACCAAATGGAGGACGGTCGCATCTTGGTCGTGACGGAAGAAGGCGTGATTGCCGAAATCAAAGAGAAGGCAGAGGAAGCAGAGCAGGAAGTGACCATCGAGGTCGAGGCCGCTGCTGAACCTACCCTCCCAGAGATGATGGCGATGATTCAATCCCTCAAAGAGGAGGTTGAAATGATGAAGGCAGAAATGGGCAACAAAGAAGAACTGTCCGTGGAAGTCGAGAAAGAGGAGGAAGTGAAAGAGGTGGTAATGGCCGCAGAGAAGCCCATCGTGGCTGCCCCTGTCGAGGTTAAACCCGAACTGAAATTCCAAATCGGTGCGAAGCGTACTGCGACAACCGCAGACCGAGTATTCAACAAATTATTTAACTAACCCCCCCACATAGATAATGGCAACGACCACTTCTATCACGACCACTTACGCTGGTCAGTTTGCAGGCCAGTACATCTCTGCTGCCCTGTTGAGCGGTGACACCATCGCAAAAGGCGGCTTGACTGTCAAGCCAAACATCAAATTCAAAGAAGTAATCAAGCGTGTAGAGCTGGATGGTATCGTAAAAGACCAGACCTGCGACTTCACCGACACTTCCACTTTGACCTTGACCGAGCGCATCTTGCAGCCCGAGTTCTTGCAGGTTAACTTGGAGTTGTGCAAGAGCGACTTCGAGAGCGATTGGGAAGCCATCCAAATGGGCTACTCCGCTTTTGACGTTCTGCCCAAGAACTTCGTTGACTACTTCATCGCCTACAACTCTGCTAAAGTAGCCGAGTGGATCGAGCAGAAAATCTGGACTGGTGCTACTGCCAACGCAGGTGAGTTCAACGGCTTCCAAGCGTTGCTTGCTGCTGACTCTACTGTCATTGACGTAACTGCTGCAACTGCTGGCGTATCTTCTTCCAACGTCATCGCTGAATTGGGCAAGGTTGTAGACGCTATCCCTACCGCATTGTTCGGTAAGGAAGACCTGCACATCTACATCCCGACCAACGTGATGAAGGCATACGTCCGTGCATTGGGCGGATTCGGTGCTTCTGGCTTGGGTGCTGCGGGTGTGGACTCAAAAGGTTCTACGTGGTTCAACAACCAAGAGCTGATGTTCGAAGGTATCAAGTTGTTCCACGCTCCTGGTCTTGGTTCAAACAAAATGGTTGCAGGTCAGAAGTCAAACTTGTACTTCGGCTGCGGGCTTTTGAGCGATACCAACGAAGTCAAGGTGCTGGATATGAGCGA